GGAGATGCACCCCTACTCTATGTAATAGTATAACATTTCATGACCAAAGTTGAAGGGGGTAGAGGGGGGGCACGGGGGTTGTTCTTATTAGTGCATTACACCTCATCATTTTCTCCCCAAAATTACGTAAGTTCAGGCCTCGAATTTGCTTAGGCAGATAGAAGTATTAGTATGAAATGCTATATAGTAAAGGAATGATATGGAAGAAGAACCAAATGATAATGTGGTGAGTATATTCGGCGGAGACGTTGGAGATGAATTTGTACCACATGAACTGTATACAGAAGAGAATAAGATAAAGGCTTCAGACATGCTACTATCGATAGCTGAAGACACTGATCGTCCATTAGATGATGTTGTGGTAATATATACTACGGCAGAAGGTGATATGGAATTGTTCTCTAATGTATCGGACATACTAAGACTAATCGGTATGTTAGAGAAAGTGAAAGGAAGATTAGTTGGATAGGAATATAAATGGCTATTGACATTACATTTTTAAATAATAATAGTACGGCCAACATCACCACCAATTTCCAAAGGGTGGAAGCTGCACTAGAGGAGGCCCTCAGCACTGCTGGTAATGCCCCCAACCAAATGAATGCCGATCTAGACCTTAATGATTATAATATTATTAATGTTGGTGAGGTATTGCCGGGGACAGTAAGTGCTGCTAACTATGTTACATATGCGGAAGAGTGGGCTAATAAGGCAGAAGATAGTCTAGTTGGTGTTGCCGCAGGTGGTAATGGTATTGACGAGTATAGTGCTCTACACTGGTCACGTAAGGCAGAAGACTATAAGGATACAGCGGAGGCCCAGTCAACGGCTGCTACAGCTTCTGCTGCTGCTGCTGCTACATCAGAGAGTAATGCAAGTACAAGTGAGACTAACGCTGCTGCTAGTGCTGCTGCTGCCTCTGCAAGTGCTACAGCCGCTGATGTCGCTAAGATTGAATGGCAAGGTGACTATAGCGGAGCTACAGCATATGAAGTGAATGATGCTGTAAACTACAATGATAGTAGTTACATCTGTACTGCCGCCTCTACAGGCAATCTCCCTACAGACGGAAGTTATTGGGATGTGTTGGCTGCTAAAGGTGTTGATGGTGTAGACGGAGTAGACGGTTCAGGTAGTGGTGACATGCTGGCTGCTAATAACCTGTCAGATGTTGATAATGCCGCTACGTCACGTACCAACCTTGGTTTAGGAAATGTTGATAACACTTCTGACCTAAACAAGCCAGTGAGTACAGCTACACAGACAGCTATTGATGATGTAGTTAATGGGGCAGCTAAATCTATATGTTCAATCGCAACTAGTGGGGGTACGGTAAGTGTTTTATCTAGTCTTAACTTGAGCAGTGTTACTGATGGGGGTGTAGGGATATATACAGCTAACTACACAAATTCTTTTAATGCGGCAGATTACTCGGTTTCTCTTGCTAATGCGTTGTTTGTAGGAGGTAATGATGATCCTCAAGCAACGCTTGGAGGTTTGGGTGGTGAAGCTTCTGTTCTGACAGGTAGTACAAAAATGTATTCTATAGCAGGGTCATTAACGTATAAGCGGGATTCAGAATATTACCATGCGTCTGTTCTAGGGGAACTCGCATGAACCTAGAAGATTTCAAAAATCACCAGCATTTATGGGTCCGCGCATATTATTATGCCCAAGTATTGCCGGAAGTTGAGTCAAAATACCGTGTCGTATTTGAAGACCCTGACAATCTTGATGCGCCAGCAAACGTGTTAGTGCCTGCTCCAAATTGGATTGCAGCAGCTATGCACGGCTCGGTCTTGCCAGATGTTAGTTGCTATATCGAAGACCAGAAAGTGATTGCAGCTTATGAGAAAGAGCATGGATCGCTCAAAGGTTTCAGTTGGAAGAAACAAGGCGGGGCAAAACACCCGTATGGAAAACCGCAAGGCCCAATGACGGAAGAAGAGGCTATTGAATACCTCATCCAAAAAGACATCCCTGCACGGGTTTGGCGAGACTACAAAGGCAACCGCCAGATACTAAAAATCGTACCTGTTGAACTTATCCCGACAGATCGCACGTATCGCGATGCATGGATGATTTCACAAGATGAAAATGAATTGGAGCAAGCAGCATGACTAACACAAACATCATGGTAGACGGCCAATTAACATCAGCAACACCTTTAGAAGACCGTAAGTTTCGGTCTGCATGGGTTTTAAATGAAGATGTGATTGAGGTTGATGTTGAAAAAGCAAAACCAATTGCATACAAGAAAATCGAAGAATGGCGCACAGCACAAAAAGAACTACCTTTCATTGTTGATGGTATTGGTGAGTTTAGTGCTGATGAGGAAAGTAAGACAAACATTGATGGTGCAAGTCAGGCAGCCCTAATGGCAACTGTAACTTCACAACCCTTTTCAATTGACTGGTCAACACATGACGACACAGTTGTTACATTAGATGCAACACAGATGATGTTAGTAGGCCAAGGCTTGTTGGCTCACGTCAACGCAGCTCATGTAGCAGCAAGAGTGAAGTTTGCAGAAGTGGAAGCAGCCACAACTATTGAAGAGCTTGAAGCTGTCATTGACGGATTGGCGTAACATGAAGAAATATGGTCTAAATATATTAATATCAATTGACCAGTTCTTTAACACAGTGTTGGGAGGGGACCCTGATGAGACAATCTCCTCTCGCGCTGCTAAGGGGCAGCACAAGTGGTACTGGCGATTGTTAGGCTACTTACTAGAATGGTTGGACCCCGGCCATTTACAAGATAGTATCGAACCTGATGAAGGTGGAGATGCTGTCCTAAAGCAAAGGAATAAAGATGGAAATTGATAAGAGTAAGTTGAAAGATACTATGGGGAGGCCTTTAACGCAGGCCCTCTTCCTAGAGGTTGAGTATAACGAGAAATATGCCTATTTCACCATTAATGATGATGACAAAACGTATAAAGGGAAGGTATATCCTTCCTTAAAGAAAATGTATATGCAAATCGGTGATCCTACGGAGTATCAGTTTGCTATGACTTGTCTTCTCGGTTGGAAGCACTGGCAACGTATGAAAGCCAATGGAAAATTAGCCACTATGTTTGATGAGTGGGCAGAGGAACTAGAAGTGATGCTTAGGTCAAATGCGTTGATGTCAATCAATGAAATCTCAGAAGAGAATTTCCAAGCAGCTAAATACATCACAGAAAAAGGTTGGGATAAGCGTTCAGCAGGTAGACCAGCCAAGGATAAGAAAGAACGTGAAGAACGTATTGTTGATAATATGAATGCAGACTTCGCAGACGACTTTAAGAGGCTTAAGATAGTTTAATGTTAGAAGAGTGGGTAAATGAAAATAGTGAGGACTGGTTAAAAGAGGCTAAGCTCATGTTAGATAGGATGCCCCAAGAAGCCTTGTTGGTGAGGGAGAGGTGTCAACATGACCTCTTCTTCTTCGCCCAGTTGGTGAATAAGGGGTATGTCTACGGCTCCATTCATGAAGAAATCTTTCGTTGGATGCAAGACTATTCCCTATTTGGTATTGAGGAAGAAGACAACAACAATAAACTAATCATGCTCCCTCGTGCCCACCTAAAGAGCCACATGCTGGCTACATGGGTTGCTTGGATAATTATGAAGCATCCAGAGGTTACTATCATCTACCTATCTGCTACAGCCGAACTAGCTGAGCTACAATTAGGTGCTGTACAGAACATCCTGACTAGTGATACATTTAGACGATATTTCCCTGAATATGTCAACCCTGCTGAGGGTCTGCGTACTAAGTGGTCCTCTCGTAAGATATGTGTAGACCACCCTAAACGTAGAAAAGAAGGTGTTCGAGACAACACTGTTGCAACTGCTGGCTTGACTACCAACACTACTGGTTGGCATGCTGATATTGTCGTAGCAGATGACTTGGTTGTACCTGAGAATGCATACACAGAGGATGGCCGCCTATCCGTTAGTAAGAAGTCGTCTCAGTTCACCTCTATTCGTAACACAGGTGGCTTCACAATGGCTGCTGGTACTAGATACCACCCCAATGACATCTACGCTACGTGGAAGGAACAAGTCTTTGAGGTGTATGACGATGATGGCCTTCTTGTAGACAGGAAGCCTGTATGGGCTGTTAAAGAGTTTGCTGTTGAAGAGGATATGGTATTTATCTGGCCTCGTAGGGTAAGACCTGATGGCAAGGCTTTTGGCTTTGATCGCAACTCACTAGCAAGAATTAAATCTGAGTATGAGGATAGTGTACAGTTCTTCGCTCAGTATTACAACAACCCAAACGATCCGTCAAGTGATAGGATCAGTAGGGATAAATTTCAATACATCAACCCCAGAATGCTGACAAAAGAATCAGGAAGGTGGAGATATAATGGGAGAAAGCTTAACATTTATGCTGCTGTGGACTTTGCGTTCTCACTCTCTAGCAAGGCCGATTATACAGCTATTGTTGTTGTCGGGCTTGATAGTGATGGAAACTACTATGTCCTAGACATTGATAGATTTAAATCAGACAAAACTATTGACTATTTCAGAGCTATCTCTGCCCTACATTCCAAATGGCAGTTTAAAAAGCTTCAGGCAGAGGTTACAGTGGCTCAACAGGTTATTGTGAACTCCATTAAGGATTATGTCAAAAGAGACGGCCTAGCCCTGTCTGTGGTCGAATACAGGCCAACAAGACAAGAAGGTAGGAAAGAAGAAAGAATTGCTGCTGCACTGGAACATCTGTACGATGATTACAAAGTGTGGCACGTTGAGGGTGGTTGGACCACACAGCTCGAACAAGAGCTTATTGAAGCTAGACCTCAACATGATGATATTAAAGATGCTCTCGCTTCTGCTGTGAGTATTGCTGTTAAACCTGCCAAGTCGTTTGGAAGTGGTATTAAGGACTTCATGTCCCCATCCACATCAGGCAACCGCTTTGGTGGCGTTTCATATAGATAGGATAATAAATGTCAAACAAACCAGTAGAAGTCGAATCTTCCTTTGAAGTGGATGATGGTGCCTCTTGGGTGTCGTCTCTGTGGAACAAGTGGGATGACCAGAGAGCTGAGTGGAAGGCTAGTTGTTCAGAGCTAGATAGGTATTTGTACGCTACAGATACATCTACCACCTCTAACAAAACACTGCCTTGGAAAAACTCTACAACCACTCCAAAGCTAACACAAATTATGGACAACCTCCATTCAAACTATATCTCCTCCATTTTCCCTAATGATAAATGGCTACAGTGGCAAGCATACGATAATGCTGCTGCCCATAAGGACAAAGTGAAGAAAATCACAGCGTATATGGAGAATAAGACCCGCATTGGCAATCTAAGAGCAACTGTAAGTAATTTGCTACTAGACTACATCCGAAGGGGTAATTGCTTCTCTATGCCTACGTTTGAGCGTAGATATCACGATTATGAAGCTGAAGGTACTAAGAACATCTCATTCATTGGCCCTAAGGCTGTACGTATCAACCCATTTGATATTGTGTTTGATGCAACAGCTTCTGATTTCCAGTCAGCGGGTAAGATTGTACGTAGTATTAAATCAATCGGTGAGTTGAAGGTATTGGCTATGAATAGCCCAGCTCATGCTTTTTGGGATGATATTATTGATGACTACATCACTAAGGGTGAAGCTATCAAGAACTATTCTACAGCCC